CGACTCTTTTAATTCTCCATTTAGCGTCAGAAGTTGCAGATCCAGGAAGTGCTTCACCAATGTAAATAAAATGATCAACGGTATCAATAAGTCTGTTATACTGCACTTCTAAGTCTGCCTTTAGTCTGTCTAGTACATCAATAAATGATTGTACAACAAATTGTTTTCTTGTGTGGTCAAAAACCAATATGCTATCAACAACAATGTCTTTTAGTCTAACTGTTTTAACATCAGACGCCTGCATAACATTCTGAATGCCGCCGCCGGTAGAAGTCATAGACCCTAATCTTTGTAGAGATCTTTCAACATTTTTGTTGATAACTGCCTGATTTTCAGAAACGCGTTCGTTTAATTGTTTTAACGCCGTTTCAAAATCTTCTCTATAATCTAAAGCAGGAGTTCCAGGATCTCCTTTGTCACCTTTGTCACCTTTGTCACCTTTTTTTCCAGGAATTCCTTGCGGACCTACGTCTCCTTTCTCACCCTGCTCTCCAGTTTCGCCCTTTTCACCTCTTTCACCGTCTTTGCCATCAATGCCATCACGTCCTGATGTTCCGTCCGCACCGGCAGATCCGGTTTCACCTTGAAATCCTCTTGCACCTTGGATTCCTTGAGGTCCAGTTTCTCCTCGTTCGCCCTTTTCTCCACGAAGTCCAGTATCTCCTTTGTCTCCTTTGAGACCCTGTATTCCTTGGACGCCTTGTAACCCCACGTCTCCCTTTGGACCAGCAACGCCTTGAGCGCCAGTTTCGCCCCTGTCACCAGTTTTTCCAGTGTCTCCTTTGGCTCCGGTCTTTCCTGTATCACCTCTTTCTCCTGTTACTCCTTTATCGCCTTTTAAACCTTGCGGACCACGAGGACCGATCGGACCTTGAATGGTTTCAACTTCTTCGAGAATGTCAAATATTTTATTTTCTAATTTCTGTATTTCTTTCTGCGTATGTACAACCGAAAACGCAGTAGAAAGGGTATCAATTTTGCTCATTGATCTTCGCCATATACCTTGTCATTTCTTCAAGTAATTCATCTTCTTGCGAAGGCAGATATTTTTCTTTTTTATCTTTTTTAGTTTCGGGTTTTGTGCCATTAACATTAATGTGAACCTGTTGCGGCTGAGGTTTAGGTGGCTCGGGTTTAGGTTCTTCTTCTTCCGGTTCGGGCAGTTCCATTGGATCAGGAACTTCTCCTGCTTCGATTTCGCCTTCAATCTGTTTTGTAATATTTTGGATATCAGTAGCGGATAATCGTAAAATATTTCTCCAAACCCATTCTTTAGAAATATATTGGCCAACAAAAGGTTCTGCTTCTGCTAATAGTCCTAATCTATCTCTAAGAATTTCCGCTTCTTTCAATTCAGAAAAATGATTATCTTTTACGAAATCAACAATGATATCATTTTTCCAATCGCTCCAATCTTGTTCAGTGCAAACGCCTTTTAGTATAAGTTGTTTTTTCAGAATGCCGAGAAATACTTGCGAAAAACGTCGACGTAGTCTATCGACAAATTTTTGAAACTTAACTTCGTCTCGACTAATTTCTGCCGATCGACCAAGAGAAAAATTGTTTTCTTGTTCTAGTCTTTGAGCAGGAACGTTTAATGCCCGATACAATCTTTTTTGGAAATAAAGAACATCATCCATCTGTCCTAAGTTATCACCCCCAGGAAGAGTAGAGATTTCTGTTCCCCGTCCACCTTCCCGCCTTGGCAACCAGAAATCTTCTAGCATAGACATATGCTTACGATCGTCTTTGAGCTCGCCGGTGTTTGCATCGTAGACTAATTTATTACGATACTTTGCCATGATGTCTTTCATGTACTGCTCTGCTTTACCGCGAGGTAAGTTACCTACGTCGATGTAGAAAATTCTACGTTCTGGTGCACGAGCAAGACGATAAATGACAAGACTGTCTTCCATCATCCGTAATTGATTAATTGCTTTTAAAGATTTATGAAGGTGTGAAACGACTTTCTTTTTTGTTTCGTCCAACATGCCAGAAGTTGTATACTGAATAGCGTCTACTGAAAATTTAACAGCAGAAGTCATAGAACCTGGTTTTTCTTCAAAGATATAAAATTCTTCAATTTCATCTACTATTTTAGCATTAGTCTTAAGATCTTTTTTATATTTTACCTGTTTAACCTTGCGCATTTTAGAAGAGTCTATATTTCTAATCTCTTGAATTCCCGCTTTAAGATTAGATTCATTAACCATAAGATGATAATAAATTCTTCCGTCTACATACCAAGACCTAAAAATGTCATGACCAAGTTCATTAAACTTCAACATTGCAATAACATTTTCAAATTCTTCGGTTATAATTTTTTTAATTCTATCGGTGGTTTTAACTTCTTCTAAAGATATTTTAACAGAACTTCGAAGTTCAGAAGCCGATATTGTCTCGTTGACAATTTCTTCAATCGCCATATCAACTTCTGGATTCATAGCGACGCCACGATAACGCATAATAAGTTGATGGTTATCTTTTGATTGATCGCCGTCCATATTAATATACTGACCATAATGTCCGGCAGCACTAGTTACATATCCTGCGCCATCATCGTCAGTAGGAGGAACAACAGAACGCAACGTTTTGTTGTCTGTTTTCTCTTTAGACGTTTTTTTAATTTCAAAACCAAATACTTTAAATGTGTTATCGTCTGCCATGAATATTCCTAAAAAATTTAAAGGGAGATTTCTCTCCCTTTATTTAGAGGTTACGTAGTGGTGTTACTTTCCCAATACTGTACCGCAAATACAACATCAAAAATTTCAATTTCGCCCACTTGTGCATAATCTAATTGAATTTGCCCTATTGAAATAGGAAACGTTCCGCGAAAATCGTATCGTTTTACGACCGTCTCATCTCGATCAAGTTGTTCCACAATAAGATCCGCTTGGTAGTCTACTGGATTCACTAATCCAGTATTTGCACTATGCGCGTTAATTCCATTCAACCACCTTTCCATCGCGTCTCTTACACTAAAATCGGTGTCATTCATAATAGTAACATTCCAATCGGCAAAAGTTCTATCCCCTGCGATTTTAAGTTCACGACCTCTAAACGGAATGTTTATAATGTTTGTCGTTGATTCTGGGAGTTGCGCTGCTCGGCACATAAACGAAGTAAGTTCAACATCTCCCCCAGCGTACTGAGGGAAATTTAATGTTGCTTTGAATAAATTTGCACGAGCGCCGCCGCCACGTAGTTTTGCTTTAAAGTCATCGACTCCTAAAATTGCCATTTTTTATTCTCCTTAAACTGTGCCGACTACTTCTTCAAACTCAACTCCGCTTCTTACAGCGACAAAGTTAAGAGTGATGTAGTTGATGGAACGTGCAGGTTTAATGAAGACACTAGCAACAAATCTGTTTGCGTCGATTACAGATGATGTGTTATTCGTTTCGTCACAAACAACCCTAAAATCTGTAATGCCTCTCCTCCCTTTGACTTCTCTTAAAAAGGGTTCTACAACGTTGGTAAATTCAGCACGAGTAAATTCATCGTTAAGTTCAAACAGTACGTTTGCTGCTGCGCCTTTAATCGCTCTTTCGATCGTTAAGAACAATCGTCGAACATTAATTCGATCGAACGCAGAAGGTCTGTTCTGGAATGTTTTATCTCCATAAAGCAGAACCCCTTGCCCTGGAAGATTAACAATCGGGTTAACTCCGTTTTTATATAGGAGGTCTCTTCCTGTACGCTCAGCATTATACGCTAAAGCAGTTACACCCAAATACCTACCCCTTCTCTGTCCAGCAGGAGAGAACCATGGATCAGCAGTTAAATCGCTAGCTGCCATTAATCCTGCGGTAGAAGAAGACGCTGGAATGTAAACGTATTGATCGCGATACTTGTCATAAACTTTTAACCAATTGTTATCAAAGATAGCGTAGTTACTTCTAGTTACAGTATTAGCACAAAGATTGACTGCAGAAGTAGCTGCTGCGGGAGAAAGAGAAACGCAATCATCTAATCCTGGAGAAATCGTTACAACGCAATCTTTTCTGGAAGGTCCTTCTGCTATAGAAATAAGGTCGTTCGCTATAGTAGTTACGTTCGCAGTAGTATCTTGGCCAGGTGTAATTAAAAAATCTGCCTGAATAGTGTCTCCGTCATTAAATTGGTCGAAACCGGTTTGAACAGAAGCCGTGCTATATGTACCAGTCAACCCACCACCTAGACCAAAATCTAAATTGGCGTCATTGTTAGCGCCGACGATGGATGAAGCGGTTTGTCCAAACCCAGTAACGTTAGTAATCGTTCGACACCAAACGTATTCAGAAGCAGTATTAATTACATCTTTTGCATAATTTGTGCTGCCGTCTGGCGCTTTAGCGTCGCGAGCAGCAGAGACAAAAGGAAAGGTTTCTAAAACTGTGCCAGGATTTCCGCTAAACACGCCGTCGCTATCAACAACTGCAATATGCAATTCGTCAAAAATGGTGTTACTGGTAACACCCTGCGCTTGTTTCACAAACGCGGAAGTTTCTGGTTGCCCATCGAACGCAGAATCTAACGAAGTATTAAAAACAGCAAAATTTGTTGATCCTGAACAAACTTTTACTGCTAAAGAATTGCCAACGGTTCCAGGATATTTAGCATGAAAATCGCCCGTAGTCGGTTCGGATGTTTCGAAACTTGTTCTGTTTTCAATTAAGACCGGACCTCCGCTGTTAGTTGCGTTTGTAGCGTCTGCACTTATTCCTCTGACGTTGTACAAACTACCAGAATATTTTAGAAAATATGCTGCGGTTAAAAAATCTCTACTAGATACTGCTGAATCTAGTCCGGGAGATCCAAACGTTTCTGCTAATTGAGCTTCGTTGCTCACTAAAACAGGACTGTTAGACGGTCCCCATGAATACTCTCCCACAAACGCTCCAGTGCTTGTAGTGACTCCTGGAACCTGCCCAGTTATGTCAACTTCTTTTACCAGAATGTTGGGAGACTCTGACGGTATGGTTGCCATAGTCATTTCCTTTTGTCATTGCTTAATATGAAAACATAATGCGGGTATGTATCTCAACGTATTTATTTATAAAAATCTATTTCTTGTTCCATAAAAGGCAAAGACCACTCTAAACGTTGAATCTCTGCTCGAGTAGCTATGTGCTCAATGAACTCCGAACCATCGTCATGAAATCCAAAAGGAACTACGTCCTCTTCAATTGCTCGCATTTTTTCTCTATATAACGTTTCTTTAATATTAACGTCAGTCATATTCATGAATTGTTCAGTCATAGCATAGTATCCAAACATAACTAAATTCATCATCAAATCATCATGATTACCCTGACTTGCTTCATACGAAGAACCGGAAGCGACGAATGTCGATATTTCTAATATAGTTTCTTCGTCATGAATAGTCATTTTATTTTCTTCTAAGATATCTTTTATACCAGAACACCCAATTCTTTTAACTCGCTTGTTCATTTCTACACCAATATGAGAAGACTTAATAGCAGAAGAGACGTGCGTATTTTCATATTCTAAATCGTAATATAAACCGCTGGTTGTTAACGCTCCTTGATCGTTTGCTTCAATTATAACATATGCCATGTTGTATACGACCGCATATTTATAAATAATATCAGGGAAGAGTATTGGAGAGATATTGTTATTCCGATACACTGCCACTTGCTCAAAAGGGCGTGTCGTAATGTCTATGACATTGAACGTAGAGTAATCCTGACCTCTTCCTTTCGAGACATCTACGGTCATGATGTACTCGTGCTTTGCGCAAGGTTCTTTGTAAATTAACAAAAGACCGCCCTCTAAGACCCGCTGGGGCACTCCTGCCCGTAAGGAAAGGAGTGTTTCAGCGTTTATTAGAGTGTTCCCTGTGCCGAAGAACGTATTACCAAACTCTTGATCGAATTGTAATTGAGAAGTATTGTTTACAGTTTCAAGTTTCCAGTTTTCGTCTCTTCCAGGAACGTCCCACCAATCTACTCGAAAAGACTTGTATTCGTTTGTTTTCTGAACAGCGCCTTCCCATATTTTGTGGAAGACGTTTCCGATTCCATTTGCGGTTGAGGTGATGATGACTTTTGTGTCGACGCCTGACGAAATAACAGGATACGTTGAAGTGTAGAATTCAGCTGCTCGCTCAACAAAAGCAAACTCATCGAGATAGAGCAAATTAACAGACATACCCCGAATAGAACTCCCGCTAGTGGCAGCAGCAACAATCCTAGAATTATTAGAAAACTCGATTGAACCTTTATTAAGAGTTTTACACCCAGGTTGTAAAAAGA